GCCGCCTGCCCAGGTGATCGAATCGGTGTCTACGCCATTGGTCAGCACGAGCGTCGAGCCTGCCAGCACCCACTCAAAGACGTTGTCATCGCCTGCGGTGATGGTGATCGATGCGGAGCGGTCGGTGCCGCTGCCGCCGGTCACGTCATAAAATTTGTTGCCCGCAATCGCAAACGTCTTCTCGGTCCCAGCCAGCGTGACCTGACCCAGCGCCGTTATCGTTGCCCCGCTGTTTAAAGCGCTGGCGTTGAACTTCGCAAACCCCTTGCGTTTTTCGATTTGGCCGGCCTGGCCGATGCGGCAGTTGGACATCTCGTAGAGCGCATTGGTGCCCAGGTCTTCGGCGGGCAGGTCGTAGCGGACGCCCTTAGTCCAGGGACCGTATTGGACGGTCGCCGCATTGATGCTCACGAGAGCGATCCCTCTTCGACCGTAAAGGCGAAGTCGTAGCTATAACCGTCATCAGAGCGACGACGACGGTAGCTGCGATTGCCCTGGATGTTGGTGTTCTGCGCCAGGGCCCGCTGTATGACCCGCTCCATCTCCCGCCGGTCGACCATCGCACCCTGGTCATCGCCCTTCTCTTCTTTGTAGAGCGCCGAGATGCCGAAGATGAGGGCCGGTTGCACGATGGGCGGCATATAAGGATCCAACGAGTCGGCATCGTCGTCGGAGTCAAAGTCGGGGATGAAAGCGTAGTAGCGATATGCGATCACGTCGCTGCTATTGGTCGGCTTCGGGTACAGCGCGACCTGCACATAGCCCGTGGACGAGTTGACCCCGTCTATCGTCACGTAGGACGTGTCGCCGGTCACCGAGTGATCAGGATCGGAAGCGTCAAGCGTCTGTGACGAGATGATGAGCATCACATGATCTTCCGTTTGATTCCGAAAGCTCAGCGGCTCGGCTACGTCACTGGCCAGCGAGTAGGTCTGAGTGCCCGAAGTGACCGTGAAGGTCGAGGCCTTGAACATCCAGAACCACTTGGCGCGACTCGACACATCCTTGGCGACAATGTTTAAATAATCTCGGGCCGCATTCTTGAATGTGGTCGAAGTCTCGTTGAGTCCGACCCGCCGCAGCGCCTGCTGTATGACCTGTATGTTTGTCACTAGTGCATGTCCGTCCAGGCTCCATTGACATACGCCTGGATCTTGTTGGTGGACGTGTTGTAGATCAGTAGCCCATTAAAGGGGCTGGTCAGCGCATCGCGCTCCGTAGTGGTGAGCTGCGGAGCGGCGAGTGCGCTGAACTGCGTACCATCCCCGTAATAGGTGCTGGCGTTGACGCTGCCAAAGACATTGACATCGCCATCCAGATCGGGCATTACTGGGCGTAAGCCTCTGCGCCGAGCTGGTCGAGATCGTACTCGCTCATGTTGTTGCCATTGCCCTCCAGCCAGCGCTGCTTCCATGTGGCTACGGCGTCTGCGCCCCGCTCGGTAATACGTCCCGGCGGGTCGGCAACGAAGTCGGGCGCATGGGTTACTTCGCCATAGGCGGCAGCAACCTGACGGGCATCGCTGACCGTGCGCTTTATGCGCTTCTGTCGCGCATGGGTGTTGTTGATATCCAGCGCAACCCGAAGCTTTTCTTGCAGCTCTTCGTTGTTTTGCATGGCGTTGATAATGACGTTGACAACATCATCAGCGTTTTGGCTCGACTCGGGCGCTGCAGCTTCGGAGACTGCTATCTCCTCGGCTGCGGACGCTACCGGGTCGGTGCTATGCTGCGGCACCTTGGGCATAATGCCTCCCCTGGGATAGTTAAGAGGGACGGGCTGTTAAGCCCGCCCCTCCGAGTGTTTAAACGGCTACGCCACCAGGCCCTGGATGACCACACCCACATGGCCGGTGTCGTCGGACGCAAAGGTCGCCAGGCCCACGAGGGGCTCGGTTTCTGCATCCTTGGTCTGGACGGCACCCGCTACGCCATCGCTGAGCGTCAGGTTCGCTCCTATGGCAACAGCCCCATCGGACAGGATCGTAGCGACCCCTGCGGTCTGGAACCAGCCGTAGTAGTTGGCCTGGAACGTCATCGGCGTAACGCCTGCGATGATATAGTCGGTGCCAGCGGTCGCACCTACGACGTTGTACCACAGGCTACCCGTCACAGCCACGTCGGTGGCGGTAGTAACGGCTACTTCCAGCCCATCATACAGCGTGAAGGTGATAGCGTTGGACGATGCAGCAGTATTGGACTTGATCCGATACTGATAGCCCTCGCCCGCATCGTCCGTGATGTGGAGATAGCCACCGGCATACTGGTTCAACGTCGCACTGCCTACCGTGCCCGAGTCGGTGTAGGTGACCTCGGTCGCCCCGGCAGAGGCGGCGGTGAGTTTACCGTCGCTTTCGACAATCGCGGTGGCGCTCACATCTTGCGATACGAGCAGGCCGCGATTGATGGCGGCAGCGGTGTAGCCATAGCGAAATACGCGACCATCGGCCAATTCCAACTTTTCGCCAATGGCGTAGTTGGGCGTGGACGACTCCTCGTAGATCCCCTGGCCCTGCTTGGAACCCAGGCCCCCACCGCCAATGCGGTTGTTGCCGAAGTTGTGATTTCTAAAGTTGCTCACGGTTCATTTCTCCTTTGCCTATGGGCAGGCTCTGAAGCCCCATTGGCTTGGGGCTCGGAATTTTAGCTGGCCGTCAGGTTGTAGATGACGCCCTGGCGACGACGGTTATTCGTGGTAAGTTGCAGCCCCACAACAACATGGGCCACTTTGGCAAGCTGGTTGGCGGGCTGAATAAATTCGGTGTTCTGGAACTCCATTCCGCGCATCAGCTTAAGCTTCAGGAACTGCGTGTTGAGGAAATACATCCGACCCGAGCCGCAATCCCGATCATACTGCACGGGAATGCCGCGATAGGTGGCCAGGCGACCATCGACACCCGGGGTGTCTTTGGTCGAAAGACGCGCATAGCCGGTGCCCTCGAAAATCTCTTCATAATCGGAGTACAAATCCGCGGTCGTGAAGATGTGGGACGGCTCGGTCGCGCCTTCGGAGGTGTCGGTCCACGTCGAAGACATACGGATCATGCCCTCGTAGAAGTCCGTACCCGTAATGGTCTTGAAGGACGTGTCCGAGGTCGCGTTGTTGGCTTTGTTCTGCCACCAGCTATTACCGCTGATGGTGATGCCACCAAGGGTCGTCGGAGACGAGCTGGGCGCGTCGGCAATTATGTCCTGAAAACCGAGCGGGCTCTTGCCGGTCTGTGCCGAGTAGAGGCTGGCGTTGATCTGATCCGACAGGGTCAAAACCGACTGCTCGGTCTTGGCCGTCAGCAGCTTCATCGCCGCATCCGACTTCTGGTTTTCGACCTCTTCGGTGCGCGAGATCGTGACGGGCACTGCGCAGTAGCGCCACGGAAAAAACGCTGCCGTGATGCCATCGACCGAGTCGGTGTTGAGCGTGTCGTAAGAACTGAAGTAAGTAGCTGTATTTCCTGAATACAGGAGGTCTTCCTTGATCTCTTTTCCTCCCGACTCTACCTCCAAAGCATTGCCCTTGCGCATCGCGGCCAACGTGGGATAAGAATCGAAAAAGTTATCGGTCAACCTCTTCCTGTGCGCCCGCAGACTAAGCGTCCATGCGGCGTTCCAGGTCTCGGTGGTGCTAGTAGATGCCATGACTTGAACTCCTATGGCTCATATGTTTACGGTTCACTCGAAACCGAGGGCTTTTAGCTGGTTGATGACCTCGGTCTCACTCAATGGCCCTGCGTCCTCGGAACTATCCACTGAGCTGTTCGCCGCCACCCGGCGCTTACTGCTGCGCTTAGCCTGTTGGTCGGCATTACGCAGAGCCTCTGCGGCCTGCTGCGTTCTGCCGCTCACCTGCTCGTACGCTTCGATCACGGTGTACTTGCGACCAGTGCGCGGGTTGGGTGGGGCGTCTGATTTGAGCATGTGCAATATTTGCTGTCCATACCGCCGCACATCCTCTCCATAACGATCTATGGCCTGCTGCACGTCCTGGCGCGTCTTCACCTGGGCTTGCTCGGTCATATAGTTATGGACGCCGCTATATCCTGACTTCAGCGCGTCGTTTTCCTGACGCAGCGTGTCGATCTGGCCTTGCATCTGTTGGAGCTGAGCCCCCACCTGATGCTGGACGATGGCCTGCACGGTATCGATGGCTTGATTCTCATCAGCCGTCAGTGAGGCCCGCATCTGCTGGATCGGGTCTGTGTCGGGTATAACGGCCTGCTGCAGCCGGTCGGCCCATTGCTGCTGGTGCTGTTGGGCCTGCTGGTTCTGGGCTTGTATCTGCTGTTCGCGCTGGGCAAGCTGCGCCTCGCGCTCCCGCAGATCCTGTTGCGACCGGGTATAGTCGGCTTGCAGGTTTTTGGCCAGTGGGGCCAAAGGGCGCAGGTTTTCTGGCAGCTCATCGACCGGGGTGCGTAAAAGGTCAACTTTGCTGTCGTCTGCTACTGAGTCGGTTGCTTCCGCAGAGTGTCCCGCTTCGGGCTCGGGGGCCGATTCCTGGGTGGCATCCGCATCGGGAAACAGCAGCGTATCGCTGGTAGTTTCATTAGCGGATGCGCCAGCATCGGGTGCCTCGGCACCGTTAGAGGAGCCTACGTCGATCACGGCCTCAGTCACGTCAATCCTCCGTGCGTAATCGCTCGGCAGCGGCTATAGCGGCCTGCGGCGTGTCACCGAAGCCAGGCTGTGGCCCGTCGAGCTTGGGTTTCTTGTCGAAAAGGTCACCCGGCCGATGCTCACGACTCCCACCTACGGGATCGGACGACTCGGTGACGTTGTATTTCCTAAGTAGCTCTTGCTTGTGGCTATAACTGTTGACGACCTCGCCAAAGCCTGGATGGAACTTGCCATACATGCTGGAATGGTCGTGATGAATGCGGTTGACGGTATTAAAGACCATCGGCGCGTTACGACCGCACTTTTCGCAGTCGATGCGCTTTTTGATGTCTTCGCGGCGGCGGGTAAATACGTCTTTGTGGAGGTGGCCGCACGTCGAGCATTCGTAATCGTGAAATACCATGGCTTATCCTTGTCCCGGGGCCCGCTGCAGCTCCTGGCTGACTTCTTGCGCGTTTGAGCGCACCAGCGAGACGATGTTGCCTTCGGTGCCTGCTCGTTCCCGCACCGAGCCGATGTCGCCGCCCCCGCCAGGGGCCTGGCCTGCGCCGGGAGCCTGGCCCTGCGCCATCTGCTGCAAAAATTGCTGATGCTGGGCCATGTGCTGCTGGGCGATCTGCATCACCGCCTGCTGCTGAGCGGGTAAAAGCTGCTGGAATTCGGGCATCTGACCGATCTGGCTGTGGATCTGCAGATGCACCTCGTGATTTTCGTCGGGGCTAACGTTTACCGCCGCTCCCTTGAGCAAATACAGCAGGTTCTCCATGCTGGCCAGCTTGATCACGTCGGCATCCATGCCCGGCTTGAAGTACTTGTCGGGGTCGGCCACTTTAAACGCCTTAAGCAGGCCGTTGATGGCCTCGCGCCGGTCGATCTCGGGCAGTTGTATCGTGTAGTTGAAGAGCGCCAGCGCATCCTCGCGCTCTAGCTGCTCCGTCAGCGGGCTCATCGATCCCGTTTCGATGTCTACGGAGTAGCGCACCCGCAGCATGTCGGTCGTCACCGCCTCATAGACCGGGTCGGCCTCGTCCTTTGCCACGTTGATCAGAAACTCTTCGGGCAGATACCTGGCGTCGGCCATCATGCGCAGGGTGTTGCGCACCACCGTCTCAAAGACCACGGCTACCTTGTCTTGCATCCACTCCCGGTTGAGCTGGCCATAGCTGGCCTCCAGGCTGGCCTGGGTGGCGGTGACCTTCTTCCCGCCGCCCATCGCCATCTGACTCACGCCCATCGACTGCTCTTCGTAGCCACGAGCGTCTTTTTCGATGCCGATCTGATCGGGTGGAGGAGCGCCGAAGCCCAATTCCTTAAACGACTGATTCACATCCTCGACCCAGATGACCTCGCCATCGCGGCCCGTCTCTAGCTGGTGGCCGATGTCGGCATTGCTGTCGCGCTCTCGGCGCGAGGCCAGGAGGATCCGCTGGTTGCGCTTGAGGATGTCGATGCGGCGGGAAATGCTTTCTACGATGACCTTTTGCAGGTCTTCGCCGTAGCGCATCGGCGGCTCCCCATAAAAGCCCGAAGCCGTCGAATCGAACCGCAGCGGGATATATGGAAAGCCCCCATCGGTGAGGAAGCCGCCCTCGGGCTCATACTCCCCCGTCATCAGCATCTCGCCGGTGAACGGGTCGGGCGCATAGACCGGCTTCATCGCCCGCATCGGATGCTCGACATCTTCGATGGGGTCTTCGACGCCCGGGGCGAAGGTGTAGCGACGACGCTTCATGCGGTCATGCACCTCATACAGGACCGTCATCTCGCCCATGGATTTGGACTTGGCTATCGCTTCCTTCTCGTTGCTACTGTCCACCGAGCCACTGTCTCG